GTGTTGAGGGAAACAACAACTCAAAACAAGAATTCCCCAAAGCGGTATAAAAAAATAGTTGACAGCGAGGCACAGACGGTTGACAGAAAAAGACAAGACGGTGTATAATATAGATAACAAAAATGATAAACCGAAACAAAGAATTTTACAAGGGAGTTGCAGAAAAAATGGCAAAAGCAAAAAAATTGACAAAGACTGAACAATGGATCAAGGGTCAAAATCGACGCGGTTCAAAATTACGTGATTTGCTGCCAACGTTATCACAATATCGAAGAATGTCACCAACAATGCGGCGAAAATATACTAACATTATGCAAAATTGGAAAAGTAATAGCCCTTCACGAAAAGGCAAGGCATTGGATCAAATGCAAAAATACTTTTACAGTATTCCAGGACGGACAAACATTCAGCAAGTATTGGGTGGACGAATGATTTCAAATCTTGAAAGTCTGTACCAAAACGAGCAAGAAAAATACGCCTACGAAATTGAAGAAGCGCCAGGAAATATTTATCGACAAGGCAAGCCAGGGTCTGGATTTGGATTTATGAGATTAGACCATTTGCAGCATGATAAAAAGGGTCATGTTGTGGGAGCAAAAACAGCCAAGTTAGTTGGTAAATTGGTGCAGTTTAGAAAGATGAAACGTAGTGAATTGACGGTTGATAACTACGAGTTACGCGATTATCTAGAAGGTGTTGAATTTTACGATAATGGCGACGAACAAGTAGCGGTAGCACGGTATGGAAACGGTAAAGGTCGGTTTATCGACGTGTATAATAAATCAACTGAATCAACCGAAACGATCGAGCAAGACTTAACAAGAAAAGGGTATCCACGAGAAAAAATAGACTGGGACAATCCTAAGTTGCGACGACGAGATGATATAACGGGTTGGAGATAAAAATGGGCAAAAGCAAAAAAGTAAATCAAAAGCCATTAATATTTGCCGCGGATAGTGAGGCGCAAACGGCATGGAATGATAGCGAGCTAAGTGATGAAATTGAGTTAGGTTTGAAAAAGCGGGCTAACGAAATAAAGCACGAATTACTATACCAACCTAGCGCAAAGTTAAAAATTGAGTTAAAGCGGCTTGAAAAAACAATTGCCGTCAAAAGCACTGGTCTGTGTAATGAAATGAATACTTATCTGTTAGGCTACTGTGAAATTGGCACTGGGAAGCGAGCAGCCAATTGGTACCAAAAACGCGTTAATGAGTACGGAGTTGAAGCAGCACAAAATCTTTGGGCGGACCAGTATGTCAGATATTGGTATAAACCAGAACCAAAGGACGAACCTTGGCAAGCAATGTTGAATGATATGGTGAAAAAGTACCGGGATAAAATTGGGGACGGTAAACGGTGGTATGCAGTAATTTATTTTCATAATCTGGACTACGACGCTCAAAACCTGCTGCAACATATTGTGGAGCAGGATTTTAAAAAGCCATTTAGTGAGGTCAATGTTTTGCATAACGGCAGCTTATACAGTTTGTCGTTCATGTATGACGGCTGCCATTTTGAGTTACGCGACAGTATGAAAATTTATAATCAATCACTGGCAAAACTGGGGGCTAACATTGGGTGGTCAAAAAAGACGGAAGACGCGACCTACCGTTGGATTGATCTAGAAACCGAGCAAGACGTAGTACAGCATGAACTATACTATTTTAAGCACGACATTGCCGTGTTAGCGGCGATCATGCGGAAGCATGTGGAAAAGTTTCCCGGCAAGTTACGTTTAACGGCAGCTGGGTATGCAGAAGCGGATTTAAAAGCGACGGTTAAACAAGACGACGAAAAGTTTAATACACAACACTATCGAGCATTATTTGAAGCAAAGTATACCGACGAACAAGAACGTTATTTGCGGCATGCTTATTTTGGTGGTTTCGTCTACGCAAATTACAAACTCGTGAATCAAACGGTCAAACGTGGCTTAGTCGGTGACGTTAATTCGTTGTACCCTTCCGTAATGCTTAATCGTAATTACCCGAATTGGGATAGCTTGCGTAAATTGACGGAAAAGGAATTTAAGCAATTGGATATGCACGACTACAATACATTTGCGGTCGTGACAATTAAAATAAAAAAGCTGCGGTTGAATGCCGACGGTGTGCCCTGTTTTCCAAAAAAGTCAGCGTTTGGCATGTCACGGGAAATTTTTAGTGATCAAGACTTAGCCGACGATACAGTGATTTTAACGAATTTTGATTTATACTGGATCATGCAAAATTACAAACTAGAATACGAGTATGTAACGGGGGTTATTGCGCGCAAGGCAATTAATCACCCGTTTACGTCATTCATTTTAAAACACAAGGCAGAGAAGGAACGAGCTGTGCAGGCTGGTAACAAAGTTGATAAAATGATTGCAAAAATCCATTTAAACTCGACATATGGTAAGTTTGCCCAGCGAAAGATTACCACAAAAACCGTCTTAATGCGCAATAGTAACGGAACGATTGGGTTCACGGAAGAACCAGACCTAAACGCAAACCCGACTGATCATAATATTCTAATCGCAGTATTCATCACCGCGTTTGCGCGTGACGTATTATTAAGCATGATCGAAATTTTGAAGCACGAAGACAAAGCGACGTTCTATTACTGCGATACTGATTCGGTGCATTTTGGGTACACGGGGGAATTGGATATTATCAAAGACGACGAACGTATTTTTCAGGAGCTGCATATCCCGTTTGACCCGGCCGAATTCGGCAAATGGAAGCCGGAGCAGCATATGACGAAAGCCCGTTATCTGGGTAGCAAACGTTATTGGGAAGAGGACCCGACGTTAGGTGAGGCAATTATTAAAGGGGCTGGGATCCAAAAAGCCGGTAAGGCATATTTAGCTAACCTGGGAATTAGTGCATTTGCTTATCGTGAAGATAAAGCCTTGATCGTGCCATTTACCGTTTCAAAAAAGGTTCGAAACGGGGTGAAAATTTACAATTCAACGAAATTAATTGAACCAACACCAGCACAACGAAAAATGATAAAAAATTTTTGATTGATAGTTGACAATTAACAGTCAATAACATATAATATAATTGTAGCAAGGAAGGAAATAAGAAAAAGCCTACCGAGCTAATAAGTTGTAATCGCATAGTATAGAATAAATTAATTTGGAGGTAAATTATTATGCCATTAACTGTATATGAAAAGAACGGCGTTAAGGGTGGAATGAACGCAATCGTTATGGGGCACATTGATTTTAATGTTTTGAATGAGCCACGGACGCCAAAGGCCACGAAGTTAGTGCCGGACCCGAAGCCAGAATACGTCGTAGCCTTGACTGACTTTAAGATTCAAGGCGACCTGGAACTGGTTAAGGCGTTGCAGGAAACGGCTTACGCAGAGGGTCAAAAGATTAGCCTGCGTGATAAAAGTCCCTTCCCACCGGTAGTCTTTGGGGTTGACAACCGTAAGGCTACGGCACCAGAACTGATTGCCGAGGGCAAATGTGTCAAGGCGGGCACCCTCGTGCAAGTTCATGTACAAACCTTTGATACACCGCTAAACGTCGGCTGCGGGTTTGACGCGTTGAAGTTTGCGACGACGTTGGAAGACGTGCCAGTTGTTGATGCCGGTGGAACAGTTAGCGCCAGTGTATTTGACGCTTTCAATGACAAGCAAACCGAACCGGTTGATTGGGAATAATGAGTGAACCCAAGCGGGCGGGCGTAACGCCTGCCCTTTTTTTGATAAGGAGGACGAGTAATGCGATTAGATAAACTGGAACGCCGAATATACAAAACACGCCGCAACCGCTTAGGCAAAGACACTGATGAAAATCTTTACGGTGATAACTTTGGTCTAATGGAACAAGACTATTACCGTATATATAACGATTATTTGACGAATTTAGTTTTAAACTTGATCACCTACGAAAATGCACCCGACACGTTAGACGAGCGGTTTTTGGAATTTAACTTACGTTACTACGGTTTCGCACGGGTTGGCGGCCTCGATCAAGATAATGTGTTTGTGTTAGGGCAGAACCAAAACGGCGAATATGGGTTGAACGCTTTGGGGTCCTTAATTGATCAATCAACGATACCTAACCCATTTTCCGTTGACGACAAGACTAAAGAATTGCCTTATTTAACGCGTATGAATTACCGGGAGCATGAAGCGGGGTATGTAACGTTAACCAATAAATATAACTATTACATGTCTGGGTTAATGAGTACCTTCACGGATATGCGATTGATCGATCGCGTCAGCAAATCGTTAGCGAAGATTAAAGCAAGTGAAATGCGCAACGTTGACCTGATGAAACAGCAGTTTATTGGTTTGACCAAAAATAAGAACTTGACGGCAAATCAAGTTTACCAACAAATTCAAGAAGGTCAGTCTTTTATTGGAATAGATGAGGACCTGGGTGACATCACCAGGGTGTTAGACGTAACAGACTTTAACATTCATGACTATCTGGCTTCGCTCAAAACGGCCTGGAATAACGAGGTTTCAGAGTTACTAACCATGTTAGGTATTAACACGGTTGGGGTCGATAAAAAAGAACGGCTGGTTTCAATGGAAGCCGAAGCGAACGCGCAGCTTACGGAAGCAAGCGCGAACGTGTACTTGCAAGCCCGCAATCAGCAACTGGAAATTTTGAACGAAGTGTTGGGTACTAAGATTGAAGCAACTTTCAACCAACAAGCATTTCAACAACTTGTTAAGTTGCAAGACGCCCAAAACACCGGGCAAATCGACGTTGATACGAATAACGACGGCTTAATTGATAACGAGGAGGAATAATAACATGATTAGCAAAGCAGCATACGAAATGAATAAATCTTACGCCCAAGCGATCAGCGAGGCGATTAACGATTACTACGACGACAGTGATTATAAGAATATTTCAGAAATGGTCAAAGCATTTAACGCGGTGGAACCAGACGCGCCAGTGTCTGAAAGTACCTTCCGCACATGGCTGCATCATAAGTCGGTGCCTGACTTGTATTACGTAGTCCGCTTGGCCGAATTTATGGATATGGATCTGTACGATTTGATTTACAGCCGAAAGGAAGACTAATAAATGGCTAAATATACGATTGAGTTAGGATCCATGGTTTCGGCACACGCTCATCTAATGTCGACGCAAGGCGACGATAGGATTTTGAATATCAGCGACGGCAGCGGCTACGAAAAAACTTTTAACATGCCGGAGTTTGTTTGGTTATCGCCCAACGAGGTAATCGAAAAGTATGCGAAATCGTTTATCGATCGGCATGTCGGCACGGGGTTACAAGAGAGTATCACTGATAATGACGAAATGAACGCGGTCATTTACGACCGGTTTTGTCAAACGTTGATTCGGCATTTCTGGGGTTATGAAATTGGTCAAGAAAACCCGTTATATTTCTTGACGTTGCTGCGCAGCTGCCTAGACATGTATCTGCCAATCTGGTATCAAGGTTATCAGAAACTTTTTATCGACAAGGCACAATGGATCACGAATGTTAACGACGGCACCAGCTTAACAGTTTCAAAGTCGGATGCAGCTGGTAACAGCAAACAAGCATCAATCGCCGGAAACGCGGACACCCCGCAAAACGAACTTGACTTTAAAATGAATACCGGGGACCCAACTGACGACTATAATTTCCATTATGCCAGCGACGTCAACGGCGCTAAGTCGACGGGCAGCACAACGAATACCGCGAACGGGACGTCGAACACAACGACACATAGCGAGGGCCGGAACGCGGTTATCACGGACTTACTGAACAAAATGTTGACTTACACGAACGGTATTTACTTTGATTTATTTGATAAACTAAAGGCAGAAGGACTGTTCATGTTCGTAAACTAACATAAACAACCGTTCATATTCGTAAACTAAGGAGGGCAATAAGATGTCAAAAAATAACGAAATTGAAGAATTATTGATTGAAGCTGGGTGTGAACCAGAAAACATTGAGGGGTTGGTTAAGAGCCTTTGCCAGGCAATGAATGGCAACGCGGTGCTGCCGGTTGGGATTGCGGTGGCTATTTACCTTAAAACCCTGGCGCAGAGGTTATGCGACGATAACGACGCAGATACAAATCTGGCAGTGCTGTTGGAATTGGCAGATGCTTACCACGTTGAAATCGGCAGCAATTGAATTAACTGATTGGGAGCTTTAGCCGCGTTGTTAACAATGATGAACTATTCCAAAGCGCCTTGGGGCGCTTTTTATGATATAATAAAGATAACTGATTGGGACTAAGTGAGTACCGACGTGGGTTTCAACGGGTTAAACCGGCCGCGCGGTTCGGCTTGAAACGCCGCCCTTTTCTCAATTGGTGCCGGTGGCTGCTATGTATTTACATAGTGGCCGCTTTTTGTATTTCCATGCTATAATGAAGGTAATTGAACAAGGAGGTTAATTTATATGAACGACAACATTAACGATATTTTGCATCTCGACCCCAACGAGGTGGCAAAGTTTGACAAGATTATGAACGAAATCAACGGTTTCATGGACTGGCATAAAAATCAGGAAACACCACCGACCATTGACGAACTCGACCAATTTCATAAGACCTGGTTTTATAATAATTGGTCGGTTCGGTTCCGCCGGTTGGCAACCTTTACCAACCTGGGAACTCGCGGCGTAATCGCAATTCCGAATACAACGTTTGAAGAGTGGTTATGGTGGTTTCACGATTGGGCTGAAGCGCTGACTGACGATTATAATGAGTTTAAGAAAATGGTCTATGAAGCCCTATTAATGATCCAAAAACATCTGGAAGCCATTGATAAGTTGCTGCAAAACCATGAGCAACGGATCACAAAGATTGAAAACGATATTAAGAATATCAAGCAGGAAATCAAGCAATTGGGCGACGAAATTACCAACGTTAAAAAAGATATTAGTAATATCCACAATCAAATCACTAATATCCAGCAACAACTTGGCAAGAACAACGACGCCTTGCAAAAGATTCTGCAACAACTAAAGCAGATTGGCGTTTGGAATCAGACCGGCGGCACAATTTTTGAAGGTCAATTCGCGCCTGGCATGGGGATTGCCGGTGGTAACATTAATGTGTTTGGTGGTACGCAAGACGGGGGTTCCTGGATTCGGACTAATAACGGCCAGACGGAAAACGACATCACCGCCGGTATTTAAGGAGGTATATTACATGAGTTTACTATTAATTAAAGGTCGTTTTGGTTCGTCGGGGGTTTACAGTGCCGTTGAAAACCAAGGGGTGCCGGCCTGGTATAACAACGGGGTTGAAAACAAAGCCAACTGGTGGGGCGGCCCGTCAACGGACGTTAACGAAGCATTTTATTGGTCATTAGTTGGTAATCACGCTTTCATTCAATACGGCAAAAACCAAAGTGGTTGGGCGGGGTGCCGCTTTATCGACGAAACAATGACCTGGACCAACGGGCATCAAAATCCAGACGGAAGCGTTGATTGCGACGTAACCGTCGACGTTGGGCAATACGGCGGGCGTCGGACCGATTATTTTACAGGCAATGTGCCCGTGGTTCACACCCTAAAAATTGGGGAGCAGACCGTTGCGACCTATTCTGGTGGAACTGGGGACGGTTTCAACGTGCCTGCCAACCCTAGTCGTATTACAAAGCATTTAACTATAGCCCCGCAAAGTTATAGTGATAGTATTCAGTTATACATGAATGTTCACTACCCGACGGGCATTTTCCCAGACGCCCACTTTGAAGCCGGTTTGACCCTTTACAACCCCACGCCGCCGGCTTACATTCCAATGGCGACGCGCAAGACCGGCCAATGGCTAAACTTAAACGACCATAACGGGCATATTCTGGTTCGGCATGGCAATTGGCAAGATAAGTCCAAAGAGCTGTTTACAACCCAACGGCAAGAAAACCAAGGGCACAACCGGATTCGCCGCGGTGGTAAGTGGCTTCAGCTACCAAAGATGTAACTTGCAATTATTGTCGATCGGTGATATATTAAAGGTAACGAAGGGAGTTAATACTAATGTTAAAAATGATTGACGTTTATTCGGGTTCGCCGCGTAGTTTCGCGACCGATCCAGAATCAGATATTACCATGATTAAGGCAACGCAAGGCACGGGATATGTCAATCCTTGGTGTAATACCGATTGGCAAGCGGCCAAAAATGCGGGCAAACTATTAGGCTTGTATCATTACGCTGGCGGCGGTGACGCTGTTCGTGAAGCGGACTATTTCATTGAGAACATCAAAAATTATGTCGGCCAAGCCGTTTTAGCCTTGGATTGGGAAAGCAATCAAAATGCGGCTTGGGGCGTTAATAACTGGTGCCGCCGGTTCGTCGATCGGGTTCATGAGCTGACCGGCGTTTGGCCGTTAATCTACGTTTCGCAATCAGCAATTGATCAAGTTGCCAATTGTGCGAATACTTGCGGTTTGTGGGTCGCCCGGTATGCTTATAACCAACCGTTAAGCTGGGACTACAAAGGCGCTAATTTCAGCGTTGCACCATGGAAAACTTTTACAATTCACCAGTTTACGGGCACGGACATGGATCGCAACATGGTTAATACCGATCGCGAAGGTTGGTTACGACTAGCTAAAGGTGACGGCGGCGCGGCGAGTGCCCCAGTACCTCAACCAACGCCAAAACCAATGCCAAGCCAGGATCAGAACACCTGGAAAGACGAGCTGGGGGATACTTGGCACGCTGAAGACGGTAAGTTTACGAGTAACACGCCGCTGCACCTGCGTTGGGGCGCGAGACCTTCAGCAAGTGTGATTGCGGTCCTGCCAACGGGCAGTGTGGTTAAGTATGACGCCTGGTCACGTGGTAGTCAGTTTGTTTACATTCGGCAGCCTCGTGGCAATGGTCAATTCGGTTACGTTGCCGTTCGCGACGCTAAGACCGGTGACGCATACGGTAAATTCGAGTAATAATTATATAGGAGGAAAGCGAAAATGGCACGAATTGTTAGTTACGACGGTGACGAGTTTAAATGTATTGATTGCGTTCCTGAATGGTCTGTTTATCACGATATTTACGTCGCTAAACACCCACACGCTGACGTACACGGGCGACTGTATCAAGCTATTAATACCAATTGGAATGGAGTAGGCATTATTAAACATCTGTACGCGTATTCGCAAAACCGCGGGTATTTACGAACTAACCTGCCTGCACGACCAACAGATAAGCAGCGCTGTGTGTTAATTCACAGATTAGTATATTTGACATGGTGCAAGCAGCTGCCCCAAGGTTACCAAGACTTAGATATTAATCATCGTGACCAAGACAAGCACAATAATACCTTTTCGAACCTGGAGTTAATCGACCACGCCGCTAACTGTAATTACGGGGACCGCGGCAAGCGGCAACTTGAAACCATGATTAAAAATGGCAACACGTCACGGGTCGTTGCATTCGACACGAAGTCAATTCAAGAGTATCATTTTGATACGATTCGCGAATGCGCCAGAACGCTAAACTTAGACCGACGATCCATTTACCGCTGCCTAGTTGGCCAACAACGGCAGCATCACGGTTTTCTCTTCTGCCGAGAAGACGGCCCGGTAACTAAATAACTTTGTCAAAGCGCCTTGCGGGGCGCTTTTATGTTATAATAGGAACAGAAAGTTAATTTTTAATTTTTCTTTTCTAGAAAGGAGAACTTAACCATGCAGCAAAATGTACAACCTACGACTAACACGGTCGGCAATATTAAAGACACGCGGACCCTCTTCTCGGGCCAGGCGCAAACCCGTCAATATTCCGACGCAGAAAAGCCGGTCATGTTTAAGAACCGCGATAACAAGCAACTGGGCCAAAACTGGGACGATCCTAAAATCGCCGGCATCTTGGCCCAAGATAACCAAAACTAAGGAGGTTTTTTAAAAATGGCAATTAATACCGAATTACTGGACGCCCTGGGTGATAACACGCTCGTGCAAGCAATTGGCGCTTTGTACGACCTGGGCGAGGACGCGACGCCACTATTGGCGGACCACCTGGAACAAATGACCGACGTGCAAGACCGGACGACGGCTTTGCTGAGCGCAACGAAAGACCTTTATGCTGCTTACAAGGAACAAGCCGAGCAGCTGCAAGCCCAAAAAGACGCCAATGTCAAACTCATGTACGACGCTACGCAACGCGGCTTGAAAACTGATAACGCGATTAAGCGTGAAGAGCAAGCACAAAACGACCAGTTTGACAACGAACTGGCCAACATTGAACTTAGCACCGAAGACTAAGGAGGAATAACGATATGCCACAATCAAAACTTGCTAAGGCCACGACGGAAGCGCTGGGCCACCCCGTTACTGACGACCAGATTTTCAAGAACGCCCTGGATTCTATGGGGCCAGAAAATAACTTGCCAGGCTACCACGCTGGCGATAATTTTGTGCCTTACGGTCAGTCATTTTTGAACAACCCGGAAACCTACTTTGACTACTTGAACACCATTGCCGTTAAGTATGGCCTTGTTTTCATCAAGCAATCACTGGCGCAGAATCCACTTTATAACTTTAAGCGCGGTCAGATCCCTTATGGTGGTAAAATTGAATCGGTTGTTTTTGACACGATTTCACCAAAGGTTTACCGGCCGGATAAGATTACCGGTTCCGAAAGCCCCTTTGCCCAGAACTTCGGCCGCGTCGTTGGGAAGACTTATACGCAATGGTTTGACATTGAAAGCTCAAACACGATCGTTGACACGCAGGACACCATGTTCTTCCAAAACCTGCAGCAATTCCACGACTTTGTTTATGGTAAGGTCGCACAACTGGTTAATGGTGCCGTGCTGGACGAATTCTATCACACTAAGCTGACTTTGAGTAAGTCCCTGGCCGACGGCATGATCGCTAAGACCACGGTCGACAACGTCAAGGAATTACAAAAGCAGATTCTGTACTACGCTCGCCGCTTCCAATACTTTAGTCGCGACAATAACTCAATGGGCATTAATCAGGCGACCCACGTTTCCGACATTGAAGTGCTGGTGCCACTGAAGACGTCGATTGATATTGATGTTGACTTTGTTGCTAATGCCTTCAACCCTGAATTGTTCAAGGCAACGCAGGTCCACTTTACCGAAGTCGACGCTTTCCCAGACGTGTGGACTTACAACACTGATCACACGGTTACCAGTGACGACATTGACAAGGGCTACGTTGATGGCCGCGTTCACCCCGTTGGTTCTGTGATTAAGAAGGGCTCGATTGCAACCGCTAATGCAACCGACGCTGAACAGACGTTGATTGGTGATAAGGTTGGGGCAATCGTGCTTGACCGGGACGCTTTGCAACTCTGGGACGCCCTGCCATTGACGCTTTCGACGATTAACAACCCAAAGAAGCGTTACACCAACATCTTCCTGAACCAAAAGACAGCCTTGATGTTCGTGCAAGCGTTGAACTCACGAGCTATTATGCTGAAGTAAAACGGCCGAAACAATGCTATAATAAAAGGGTAGGAAAATAATTCCTATCCTTTTTTTAGTACTAATTTAAGGAGGTTCTTATTATGCGAACGACACGAGCCGGTTTTACCGACGAGGATTTTTACGGATCAAATGACACCGACGTGGTACACTTTCGGTATCTGCACAAACTATTGCGACAAGTACCAACAATGACGTTGAGCGACGTGCCCGACGGCAAGTTTACCCAATACGTTGACCACGAAGCCACCGCGTCAAAGTATGGTTCAAATACCTATAAGACGACGGTAACGACAATGAACTATGATCATACTGTTAGCGATCACGTGTTTAACCCGTACATTGACCCGCAGTTAGACAAGCATTACCAAGACGTTGTTAAGCCGCAAGTTGACCGGTTAGACAAGCGGATTGACGATTTAACCAAAGTGGTTAAGCAGCAAGGCGAGGCCATTACGGCGTTGCAAAGTACCGTTCACGATCAAGGCGAGTCCATTACGGCGTTGCAAAGTACCGTTCACGATCAAGGCGAGTCCATTACGGCGTTGCAAAGTACCGTTCACGATCAAGGCGAGTCCATTACGGCGTTGCAGACACAGTACAGTGAACAAACCAAGCAATTGACCGCCCTGGACAAACGGTTGACTGCCCTGGAACAACCAGACCCTACTAAGTAAGGAGGAAAAATTTTATGCGAATTGACGACAAACGCTTTTACCCTTCCAACTGGCAAGACTTCATTCACAAAGGCGCTATTACCGAATTGTTTAAGGCGGTCCCAGAAATTAACATTCCTGATCTTAATGCCAGCACGATTGACAAGGTGGAATACCAAAAAGACGCGAATGGCGAGTATCGTATGCTGGTCGACTATACCGATCAAGACGGCGTTAGTCATAACACGGTCTTGAACCCCGCGATTACACAACGGGTGATTGCATTAGCTAATCAAGAAGTCGTTAAGCATTTCTTGTATACCCAAAACGGTCAGGATATTAATATCCAGACCATGAAATTTGTTGACGACAAATTGCGGCTGCAGCTGGTTGACGGCCAATCCATTGAATTAGACTTAAAACCGCTTGTGCCGCGAATTAACGTGATTGGCCCTGACGGTGAAATTCTGCAAAAGGATCTTAATTATCAGGTTGGCGACGATTCAATTATCTTTGTTGACCTGCACGGCAACGAAACAAAGCTCGATTTTAAGAAGTTGGTCCACGTTGCTGACTACCAACAAGACCAACAAGCGATTGCCAAAAAGTTTACTGACTTTGACGATAAAAAGCTCGACAAAGACGAATTCGACCAGTTCAACCTGACCAACCAGGCGGCCCTGGATAAAAAGGAAGACAAAACCGATCACGCCAAAGACGTTGAACGCTTGCAGGGTGAAATTGAAACGAAGGCAGAAAAGGTCTATGTTGATGACCAATTCAAACTTTACGTGAAGTCAGTCGACTTTAACACGTTCAAGGAAAAGATTTTAGCTACCGTTGAAACCAAAGCGGATAAAACTAAAATGGCCGCCGAATTGGACAAGAAGGAAGACAAGACCGCCCACGCCCAAGACGTTGCCGACTTGCAGCAGCAAATCAATGACCGCACGACCCACGCGGAAACCGACGCGGCGTTAACTAAGACCGTCAAGCAAATCAAAGACTGGGCCGAACCGATTCATGCTGACTTGCAGCAGGCTTTAGGCACGAAAGTTAACACGGTGCTGTTTGAAGACCTTAAAAAACGCGTCGAAGACATTAATTCGTTGAAAGTAAGCAAGGCCGATTATGAACGGGACAAGGCTGGGTTTGCCACGATCGAGCAACTGGGCGACTACGTGACCCGCCATTACTTGTCACAAAATCACTACACTAAGGCCGAGGTTGACGCCCTGCTAGCAATGAAAGTTGGGCAGGCCGCTTTGGCCGACTTACAAAAATTGTTGCAAGACCAAATTGACCGCAAGGCTAACGCCAGTGACGTTCTTGCTGATCACTACACCAAAGACGAGGTTGACGCGTTGATTAAGACCGCGCAAACGACTAATAACCGGGTGTTCATGCCGTACACGGCGGCAGACGGTAATTGGCATGTCAAGTTGGTACAGATTAATTCTGACGGTTCCGTGACCGACGTCGCTAAACCTAACGAATCTTCAACTAACGTCACAGAATCGTAACAGTGTGGTATAATAGATTCGAAATAAAATTTAGGAGGTTTCTCTAATGTCATTACAATTAGATATTGATTTAGGTGTTAAGGCCCAAGGCCCCAAGGGTGATCGCGGCGAACAAGGGATTCAGGGAGTTCCGGGCAAAGGATTCTCGATTACTAAGACTTACGCAAGCGTTGACGCCATGAACGCCGACGTTGCCAACCTGGCTGAAGGTGATTTTGTTATGATCGCTTCTAACCCCGAAGACCCCAACAATGCAAAACTCTTTACTAAGCAAGGCGACGCAATGAAAGAAATTGCCGATCTTTCCGGTGCCCAAGGTATTCAAGGGCCACGTGGTGAGCAAGGTGTCAAGGGCGACACCGGGGAACAAGGTCCACAGGGTAACCCAGGTGAAAAGGGTGCTACCGGTGAGCGTGGCCCACAAGGTGAAGCCGGTAAGATTTACAAGCCTTACGTGACCGAAGCCGGGGACCTGCACGCTAAGTTAATCAACCCAGATGGCACTGACGCCACTGAATAACGCAACGTTTTTAAAGCGTCGCTTAACTAACTATCTGTTAGCGGCGACGCTTTTTCTTTTTAAGGAGGTCTAACACTCATGACTTTACCATTAAATTTATCTTTATTTACGCACGTATTAAACAGCAAAACCGTAACGGGCGACCTGAACGAACTCACGACAAGCGGTTTTTACTACGTGCAGCAACCGACTAACTCACCGACCACTGCGTGGGTCCACGCGTTAGTTAACTCTAGCGACGACAACCACCACGTAATTCAATTGGTATTGCCTGACAACGGTAGCGAAGGTGTCTATTATCGCGACCGAACTAGCGGTAGTTGGTCTTCCTGGAGCAAACTTGTCACCATGGATCAGGTTACTGCTGAAGTAACACGCTTGTTAACAACGGCCGAGTTTTAAGGAGGTACTACAATGACTGAAAATCCAATTGTAAAAATGGCTGACAGCATTCGTGCCAAGGTTGGGACCACTAATAAATTTACCCTTCCAGAAATGTCATTAATAATGGGGGTTTCAAGTAAATTTCCCGACTTTTCCACTACCGTTACGGTCAGCAAAAACGGGTCCAGTCAAGCCCTAAACACCAACATATCCGTAAACGGTGGGGATATGATTGAATTCACGTTTAACTACACCGTCACACATACCGATCTGCTTTGGAAATTAAGAAACAGCAACGCTCAATTATCATTTTCACTGCCGGTCATTAAGTATCCAGACGGTTGGACGAATAAAGCAACCGCGCAAACGTTTCATTTTTTAAAAGAAAACGGCAGCGAACTCATTGCGCCAATTAGCATTGACGACGGTGATACAAACTATTCATACGTTAATAAGTACCTCTTTCCACAGGTTACGGATTTAATTGCGGCATACTTGATCACCGGCCGACCGATCATTGTTAAGTATGATAATGTCGGTTCTCATGATAATTTAAAAATGAGTACCGACGCTACCTTGAATCTATGGTTATACCAAAATTAGAGTTAACTGGCACTGGCCGGGCCGTTCTGGCCTGGCTTTTAATATATGGAGGCGTTTTGCATGAAACAGAAAAAATATATTGACGTTTCCCAGTTTCAGCAACCAGAGTACCCGGTAACATTTATTATTGGTGCCCGTGGCGTTGGGAAGACGATCAGCTCGTTATCACAGAAACTAAAAATCAACTGGAACAATCACACAATGTTCATCTACCTACGGCGATACCAAAGCGAAATTGAAACCGCCAGTTTTAACCTGGCACTCTTGTCAAAACTGGTTGGCCATACAGTAACCCGTGACTGGGCGACGGATAAGAACGGCAAAAAGGTAGATTGTCTATTGGTCGACGGTACGGTGGTGTGTTATCTGCTGGCGTTATCGACGGCCGCCAAGTATAAATCGAATGATTACTCTGACGTTACCGAAATCATTTATGACGAATTTATCGATCCCCGCGGCCGTGAGTTGAAAAACGAAACGAAACTTTTTTTGAATTTCGCCATGACGGTCTTTCGTGACTTCACTAAGTATCACGCCCTATTCTTGGCCAACGCGACTAACTTGTATAATTGTTACTTCCTTGATTTCATGATTATGCCCAAATACAAAATCACCAAATTCTCAAAACTTGGCATTAAAATTGTTATGTATCAGACGTCAGATGCACTGAATTCTGAACACTATAACAGTATCTTAGGTAAACAAGTTCTACGTCTGGAGGGTGAAGATTCTTCCAGTTTAGCAAACCGGTTTGACAACGCCTTTGACGACTTTATTTCTAGCCTTGACAAATATGCTAAGTATCAAATGACTATTCGTCTCGGCGGAGTTGCTTACGGCATTTATACCGACCTTGATTTTATTATCATTTCAACGAAGGTTGACCCCGCATATCCAGACAAGTACGCCATGACTTACGACGACGCGTCTAACGACGTTCCAATAATCGACCCAATGCAAACGAATACCTTCATTGCGGCCTTTAAACGGGGGCAATTACGGTTTACGGACGTCAAAAGCCGGTCGAAATGGATTAAATTTTTTAAGCACCCACGGATCACAGGAGGCGATTTATAATGTCAACCATGGTTGAACGCAAAAACTACGCCGCGCAGTGCCTATTGGCGCGCGGACTGAATAAGACCACAATCATTGCCATTCTTTGCAACGGTTATCACGAAAGTGGCGGATCATTTTCCCCAACGCAGCATCAAATTGGTGGCAGCGCCTTTGGCATTTGGCAATGGGATCACAATCAACGTCAAGCAGAAATTATCAGCTACGCGCGCAGTCATTCAGAAAAAGATGCCATTAAGTGGCAATGTAACTTTCTCGTTGACAACCGGCCTAACCAATGGATTGCGCACGCTGGTATTAGTTGGAACGACTTTTTGCATAACACGGGTAATCGCGACTGGAAATGGCTTACCTGGGCGTTTTGCGTTTCCTGGGAACGCCCTGGGGTCCCACTGATGCAAAGTCGGTACAACGCTTATAATAAAGTTATGCCAATCGACTGGGGCAATGGCGGCGGTGGCGGTGGTTCTAATATTGGCGGCGATACAAAACCACCGGCGGCAACAAAAAAATACCCGACCATGAAGCAGTGCATGGCGCTCTATGACAAAATGCACCCGCATAATAATAACCAGGGTAACCCCGATAACAATAAGCCCAACCCCGGCGGTGGCGGCGCCGTTGGTGGTTTTGATAACCAACCCTGCCTTGCTTACTACAACGCCCACCACGGGCACCTCTACTACTCAATGCCTGGTCGCGCCGGAGTATATTCCGGGCGGTCTGCTGACTGTTCGAGCTTTGTTTCCTATATGCTGCACTTAGGTTATCACGACAACAACACAATCTTATATACTACTGAATCATTACACGACCGCTTAAAGGGACTGGGATATCAATGTATCGAGCAAGGCACTAATCGCGTCGCGCATCACCCTTTTAAGACCGGCGACGTTATTATTCTGGGTCGGCGCGGCGGCAGTCTTGGCGGTGCCGGGCATACTGGTATCTGTTTGGACAGCCCAAAAATTTTCGATTGCAACTTTACCAGCAATGGCCTTAAAATATACGCGTCTGGCCAAGCCTTCCTTAACTGGAATTACGCCACAAACTATTGGTATCACTATACAAAATAAGGAGGTTATTACTATGTCTGAAATTCCTTACATCGCAATTGACGACTACGTTAGCGACTTGAAAGCAAGCGACGACGCCGTTTTTACTGGCACCGGCTCACTGGTCGTTCCATTTACCATGATCGATATCTCTAGTGAGGCTCACTTTTCACATTTAAAACCTAACGAACACGCCTTTGTTTCATGGCTGCCACTATACGACGACTATTACTGGCTATTCCAATGCCAAGGCGACCTCGTTTTTGATAAGGAGGAGGCTCACCCCGGGCACATTAATTTATACGGTCAAGGCCAGACTTTAACGACCAATGGCCCATTTAGTTTCTTCTATTCAACGGTTAAAAAGCCGTTTCGCGTTGATAAAATCTCAATGACCCGTCATGCCTGGCCCTTCACTTATGCCTCGCGGCAAGCCCGGACCGGCGATATTAATCACGTCAATATTCTTGACATGCGCGATCAAGACGGTTTGGTGGCCATTGACGATCAGTTCGGTCAATACATGGACGACGTACAAACTGACGACTTGATTCGGTTGAACTTGGGTGAAATGTTGGGAGTTGACGGCTTATGACCAAAAACTTATTTGCTGATGTTTCCAGTCACCAACCCGAAACCCTTAACTACTTTCAACAATTAAAAAATGCTGGGTGTAAGGGCGTTGTGGTAAAATTAACAGAGGGGACTAACTATACAAACCCCAAGGCTAAAAATCAAATTGCGCATACTAAGTCGTTAGGCATGAAAGTTTCCGCCTACCACTTTGGCCGCTTTACGTCGGTATCAGGCGCTCAAGCGGAAGCCAACTACTTTTTGCATAGCTTAAAAGCACACGGCGTTGGTACTGATGCCGTTGTGATCAACGACTTTGAAGCAACTCACGCTAGTGTCGCGGCGCTGAACGCGTTCTATGGACCGTTAGAAGCAGCCGGGTACAAAAATATTTGCGTTTACTCAATGCGATCATGGTTTAGCGCCGGTTATTTTAACGGTGTGCGAGGTCTGAAATGGGTGGCGGAATATGGGCGTTCCAATTGTTCAGTCAAATGCGACGCTTGGCAATACACTTCAACGGCTATGATTGCCGGGGTGGCAACTGACATGTCGTGGGACTACAACGGGTCGTTCACTAGCGCCACCAGTTCTGGAGGTCATTCACAAAGCAATAGTGATCGCGAAAACAATCACCAAAAGAACCAATCTGACGCTACGAAACTAGCATATTGTTACAGTTTACAAAACTTAATCTTAATGCCGTTATATGATAAATGGTTACATTAATGGAGGTTTTAACTTTGCTTACTTTAATTCGGCAATCAACTGGCCAACCGCTTTTTAGTTCTAATTCTATCTATGGTATCTTGGATCTCATACTAATGAATTGGGCTAATGATCAGGGTTTTCAACTTAGTTTTGATCAAGCCACTGGCACGATCACCGTCAATGGCACCGTCTACTTGCTTAAATGGCACGATTTAGCCGGTAACCAACGAGGGGAGGTGATAATTGATGAATGAAATTAATTACTTTATTCTTGATACTGACCATAATATTATTGATTCAGGACTAGAACTGGTTTACACGCTGCATCATTTTATTCGCGGGCAGCAATTTGATACGCTTAGCATTGAGACCGCCGCGGCTGAATACGACTTAGAAATTCCTGCTACTGGCGCAACTGATACCGAAAACGTCATGATCGCTTACCCGGTTCATCAGCTTAAAAAAATTTATGTTGATGCAACCGCCTATTATCTTGCTTGCTACACCCTTGATCCCGGTTCCGATAAGGAGGTCTCCGAAAATGTCAATTGACCATTTTATTGAATTCACTGGTAACGGCCTAGACCAAACTAATGTCTTAATTACTTTCGCTTTGCTAGACACGGTGCTGGGCATTTCCCTGCATTTACTCAATAAACAACCGTTAATCTCAAATAAGTTCTTGTCTGGAATTACCCGTAACTTTGTTCCAGCCTTCTTGCCAGCGTTACTACAGTTTCTTGAAAATAACCAACCCGGAACCCCGTTATGTTATGAATACGCTGAATTCTTTATCTTTGTCTGCGCGGGCTATTTCTTAGTTCAGAGTATCTTATGCAATCTTAACGGTTTGGGTACACCGCTGCCGACCTGGCTGACAAAATGGCTCACTAACGAATTAAAGGAAAAGGGGCTTAAATAATGACCAACCGACAACTTTCCACCATTACTTTATATGCCACCGTGCCGTTTGACGAAACCTATAAACATGTCGTTAACTGGCAGAATAAAGACCAACTAGACAATTTTCTCAACTCGTACCCACATATCACTGAACAAACGTCATATCAAAACTTAAACAAACCAATCCGTTGGGACACCATGAAAACCTACGAGCTACACAGCCCACGCGGGGATGCCCCACAACTCACCGCCACGCTTAACGCATTGACCTCATTTAATTACATTAAGATTCACGACGTTGACCACAACGGCAACTGGCGCGACTACTACGCTTTTATTACTAATTTAGAGTATTATAACGACGGATGTACCTTCATTTACTTTAGTATTGACAATTGGAACACCTATAAATTTAATGTTAACTGGCAGGGCAGTCACGCCATGGTGCAACGGGGTTTTGTTAAAGAAGATAACGCTGATTCCTCTGATTTTTCTAACACGTTCAAAAAGGTGATGAATAACCCAGATGAAATTGGTGGCGACGGCTGCGGGTTCCTACGCGAAAGTGATTATGTCGCGTTTCACCCTAAAACCGGCGACAACAATACCTTCTATACTGACCAGCACGTTAAATTCGTGCTATTCACTGCTCAGCCCAAAGATGCTGCCACCGAATATGGGACTTATCTTGCGTTATATAGTCAGTACCTTTACTACTTTATTGCATACAACCCGCAAAACATGCGACTCTACAATATTCAGGTTAAAGGAAAAACCATTTCCGCTCACCATGACACAACCGTTAAACAAGCCTATCAATCGTTAAGCAAAAGTAAAGAGTTTGCGGGTTCTGATAGCTTGGTCGTTGATAGCGAAATTTATAACTACTTGGGAATCCCCTTCACTGTTAATGATGACACCATTAATTTTACTGACGATAATGTTGCCCTACACGAAAAATCAACGTATTTAGTCCAATTGGATTCAAACGGCACCGTGTTTGCGCCTGAAAATGGGCATTGCATCTTTTCTAATAACAACAAGCTGAATACCAACGGCACCGTTTTTAATCGCCTCGTTAACTTCTATCGAAACACATATGGCCGCATGGTCCCACTTAAACTTATGGGCGAACCCTTCTCAAAATTTTTCTTAACGGACGGCAAGGGCACTAATTTAAGTCTTGACCTGCTCAAATTTACCAATCTGGCTACTGACGGGATCACCATTAAACGTTTTGGTTCGATCAGTGAAAACGGTCAAGAAAGCTATTCGGTTAACCATTATAACCGTAGCTCAACCGCCGATCAAAGCCAATACGTTACCTACGAAAACGCATTAGCTATCGATAACGCCGCCCGCGACGTGCCAATTGTACTCGATAATTACACCATGTATTTGAATGCTAACCGCAACCAACTAGCTAACGTTCGCGCTAACGCAAAAATGAACGAGCGCTTGGCTAAGCAGGGCAATTTGATTTCCCTACAGAATACCAACCGCTCACTGGCAACGTCACAAAACGTTAATGCGTACGAGAATAGCCGCCGTATGGGTATGGCTAAGTTTGACGCAGCTACCGGTGTGATTGGTGGCGCTGCTTCCGGCCTCATGCACGGTGGTCTTGTTGGTGGCCTACTTGGCGGGGTAGGTGGCGCCATTCGTGGTGGTATCAACATGTATAAGACGGGGTATGCAAATGAAACCTCTGCAACGGCCTTAGCCATGAATAACGCTACCCAAGCACAGAACGCTCGCGCTAACTACGCGTTCCAAAACGATGTCGCCACAAATAATTACGAACAGACAATCCGTTCACAAAACGCGGTGCTGGCTGATGTTCGTAACCATAATGATCAAATCGCCCACCAGGGTAGTAATTACCTGGTTTCGTTCCAAGAGGGCAATTTTGGAATGCACTACCAATTATTTACGTGCCAAGATTCAATCATGAAAAACGCCATGCTGTACTTTACTCTTTTTGGCTACGAGGTTAACCAATTCGGCCCAATCGAACCATGGTTCCACGTTAAGAATACCTTCAACTACGTCAGAACCTCGAATTGTTTCCTATCCGGGTACCTGCCAACGTCAGCTACGAATACCCTGGAAGCCATGTTTGATAATGGGGTTACATTATGGTCAACTGATCCTGAATCGCTTAGTCGTTTCGGCATTCGTGATCAAAAGTCAGATAACTTATTCAGTAGTAGTAACCCGTTTGACTAACTTGCAAAATTTTGTTAATTCTGCTACAATAAAAATAAGGTCAAGATTGCCTCACCTTGACCGGCTTTGATTTACACCATTTTTGCTTTACCTTCCTGTAAATTTAAAACCACTAGCTTCCTGCTAGCGGTTTTTTATTATTTGTGATATTCTTCAATTGCCGTTCCAAGCGCTAACAATATCAAGGCACTTATCCACCCCAGTACGATCGCTAAAGCCCCATCTGCAAAGTTTATCCAAAATGCCCAACCAATACCGCCAATCGTTACTAGCAATGCGGCAATTGCTAAATAATATAATACATTTGACATTTTATTTATTCCTTTCCACATACTTGCGAATGCTTCTTACCGTTTGAAGTGCAAACATGAAAATCCATATTACGGCTACCCAGTTTGCTTTGATAAAATGATTTGTCATATACAAGTACACAAATCCGCCGCTTAACAGCGACCATACAATTGCTTTAATTGTTCCCATAATTCCCTCCTTGCTTGCTGCTGGCATTGTCACCCGTCTGATTATTTTCAGCTACCGTCGTTTGACTGCTGTAACTTTCGGTTATAGCTGATGATGAATTCGTCGTCGTATTTGGTACATAATAACTATCATTATCGGTAGTATTATATTCTGGTTCCGAATCGTCAGAGTAAAATTCACCCATGTAATGATCATTATCTAATAATGGGTCAGTTTCTGGCTGTGGGTTAAGGTGTTGTTTTTTATAATATTCTGCTTCCACTGACGTCAAACCATTCTCGTCAACTGTCTTTTTATCTTTGCCATTAGTTTCATCAGCCGGTGTATTAATTGTAACACTAACTTTTGTATCTTTGCCTTTTTCTTTTTTTCGTATCTGCTTTTTTATGCTTTTTGGTTTGCTACTTGTTGTTTGCGTTGTTACATTTTCATCTTTTACAACCGGGTTAGATTGTTTCTGACAGAAGGTTACGATTATCCCCGCCAAAAAAGTTATCGCAAGAATGATTACTATCTTCAGAATTTTTAACCCTTTGGCCCTTTTTGCCATGTGTTTGCTACGCCTCATTTTTACCACCTCTTAATCGTTTATCCTATTTCGCAATTCTTCAGTAATCATATTATACAAACCTGTTTTATTTTCAGCAACATCAGTAAGAAATTCTAAATCGCTTAGTAAAATCATTTTTACTTCCTTCTTGTAAAATTCTTTGTTTCGGTTTATCATTTTTGTTATCTATATTATACACCGTCTTGTCTTTTTCTGTCAACCGTCTGTGCCTCGCTGTCAACTATTTTTTT